CTGCGCGGTGCCCTGGAAACTCTTGCGACCCTGCTGGTAGCTCTTGAACCCGAGGACGCTGTAGCCGCCGCTCTCGTGGCGAATCCGCACGGTGTCCAGCAGGTCGGCGACACCCTGGCGCCAGGAGCAGCTTGTCAGGTCCACCGCGTCGCCGGGGATCAGGCCGGTGGCGCTGACCGCTTTGTGCCTGCCGTCCCACTCGACCTCGCCCAACAGCTTGGCCTGGAGAATGTCGCGCGTCGTCTCGTTGGTGTCGCCCGCCACCCACACGCGGACCGGCCCCGGAAAGCGGCGACCGGCCCACCAGTGGGGATACCGCCCCGTGAGCCATGTGGCGACGGCATAACCGCCGGCTTCCGACTTGCCTGTCCGGTTGCCGGCCATCATGGCGACTTCGTTGTACTCCCCCGTGGAGTCCAGGAACTCGATGTGCGGCCCGTAGAGGGCGCGGGCGTGGAATGTCTCGCCCCGCCAGGTGTGCGTCTCGTCGGGGAACAGGTGCTCGTACCGCCTGCGGCGCTCCCGCCGGTCCTTCTCGGCCAGGAGGAGCAGCAGCTCCTCGCGCTGGCGGCGGGGGAGCGCGGCGATCTGCTCCGGGGTCATCGGTGCAGGGAGGCGTCGAGCGCGGCCATCAGCGCAACGAGGCGGTTGTCCAACTCCTTGTCGTCCAACTGGCGGATCGCCACTTCGCCCGACAGTTCGACCTGCTGCTTGTCGCCGTAGGACTGCGGCTTGAGCTTGGCCGCGGCCCACTTGCGGGCGTCGACCCGGAGCCGGTACGCCTGGGCCTGCGTTTTGTCGGTGGCGGCCATGCTCTCGTCGGCGAGAGAGATGATCTCGTCGGCGAGTTTGTCGGCCGAGTCCTGCCGGGCGCGCTCGAACGCCTCGGCGAACTCGGAGTCCTTGCGGCGCCAGTTGTGGACCGACACCACATCGGGCATGTGATCGTCGGCGCAGATGCGCACCAACGGCTCGCCATCGGCGACGCGGCGCAGGATTTCATCGCGGGTTTCGGGGGTATCGACGGGTTTGCCCTTGGGCGGGCGCCCCCGCTTGCGGGCCGGTGCCTTGGGCTTGGCGGCGGTCTTCGCGGCCATGGTGCCCTCCTTACGAGGCGCCGGGCCTAAGCCGGGCGCGGTAAGCCGAGTTTGAATTACGTTCACCGATAAGCCCTTGCGCGTCAATGACTTCACCAGATTGGTGCAATTTCGCTTGATCCGTGATGCGATCACACATACCTTGGGATGCATGGGGCGAGCGCCCCGCAACCTAGACCAGCCAGGAGAACGCGCATGACCAACACCATCTACGTGATCTGCCACCAGCAGAACATCGCGGACGTGGACGGCTGCGAGAGCAGCGCAGCGGTTGACGCGATCGAGGGCGCGGCCCGCGCCAAACTGGAAGCCTGGGCGGCCGCTGCAGGCTACGCCGTGGACTGGCGTTCCGAGAATGACCGCGACACCCGCACCTTCGTTGTCGGCGCTCCTGACGAACTCGGGGCGCGTGGCGAAGCGGACGTCTACGAAATGCTCAACGACGCCGCCGACAAGGCCATCAGCGACGGCGATTGGGAAGACGCCTGAGCCATAACGGGAATAAATGGCAGCGCGCGTACCCATTGATTTCAGTTATGGGCCGCGCGCCGCCACCACCTCCCCACAACTCTCCCACAAGGAACCCACACGATGCTCGATGCCGAGACGATGACCACCGCACTGACGGACCTGGGCGCCCACCTGTCCCGTCAGGCCACAATCGCTGCGGAGAACGGTCAGCGCGACCGGGCCTCCGCCCTGGCGCATCATGCCGCGACGGTGCTGGACGCTGCCACGATCGCCTATGACCACATGCCGGCGCGGGAGGACTGAGCCATGCCACAGGACCACACCTCGTCGGCCCGCTCTCAGCGGTACGCCCAGGCCATGCGAGACGCTGGCTGCATCAAGGTTGCCGTGTGGGTGCCTGAGCGCGAGGCGTGGCGCGTCCGCCGACTGGCGGAGAGCCTGCGGGCGGCCTTGGAAAACTGCGATCATTAATGCTCAGGCGCATTTCAACATTGGTGGGGGCCGCGAGCGAGGCATTCCGCGGCCTCCAGAGCGCCGGGATGAAAATTACCATTTTTGGCAGGTCTGGCTTAGAGGGGGTGTGGAAAGCCGTTGCATCCCCTAGCAACTACTTCAGAGAGAGGGGAGCCAAGACAGAGCCTACAATATAGGTATTATTCTTTTTTTTTTTTTGATTTTATATATATATCAGTACCTTACCCTCTCCCATTTCGAGGATCGTTGAAACAAAGATGGGTCAGGAATGGGGGTATCGCTGCATCACTTTTCCTAGCTTACCCTTCTGGCGTTGTGGGTATTCCGAACGCCCTTGACGCTGCCCCCGGTCGGCGCTACCGTCTGTCTCACGGGCTTGAAACACCCGAAGCGATAGGCGGTCACACGCCAACCGATACCCATGGCGTTCCCCATTCCAGCGCCATGTCCAGGGTCCAAATGCGCATGTCCAGGCCGCAAGGCTAAAGGCATTTGGGCACGTCCTATCGCCGTGTGTTTCAGCCCTGGGCGCCGCGTTGGTGCGGTGTCCTTCCTCTGAAACAGGATGCGATAGCCATGCAAATCCATCATCACTCCGACGCCCACGTCACGGCGCTGAACCTCGCGGAAACCGTGGTGGTTCAGCGGCTTATCCGCACGCCCGGCAACCCGCGCGCCAAGCTACAAATGCTGATCGAGCGCCTGGAGCCGTGGGCCGAGGCCGGCGACGATCTGTATGACCTGGACCTTGCCCGCTCCGCCCTCGCCGACCTGTCCACCGCCGGCCGGGAGTAAGCGCCATGACCGATCTGACGACCTTCGACTTCGACGGCGCCGCCGTGCGCACCACCGAGATCAACGACGACCCCTGGTTCGTGGGCAAGGACGTGTGCCGCGCTCTCGGGCTGTCCAATCACAGCGACGCGCTGGCCCGCCTGGACGAGGACGAGCGCACGGATGGGGTCGGCATTACCGACCCCATCGGCCGCGAGCAAAATCCCATCCTGATCTCCGAACCGGGCGTCTACCGCCTAATCTTCACCAGCCGCGTGCCGGCCGCCGAACGCTTCAAGCGTTGGCTGGCGCATGACGTCCTCCCGGCGCTGCGGCGCGAGGGCAAGTACGTCATGGGCGACATGACCACGCGCGAGAAGCTGGCCGTGGTCCGCGAGGCGCGCGTCACCGGCGGCAAGGCCATGGCCGCGCGTGTCTGGAACGAGATCGGTCTGCCGGGCGCAATGGAGGCGGAGCCCCAGGAGGACCGCATCGACCGCATGGTGGTCACGATCCGCGATCTGATCGACCGCGCCGGGCCTCCTGGGCTCACGGAGAAGGAGTTGGCTCGCCGGAAGTCCTGCCTGCCCTTGAGCGACATGAAGGCCGCCCTGGAGCGCCTGCCGGCGGGCTACCGCTTCCTGAACACGAACGAAGGCAAGCGGGCGACCACCGGCTCCCCGGTCAAAGCGCGCTGGGCCTGGGTGTGGACCGGCGCCGAGGGCTGATCGCCCGACGTTAGACGGATGTTAGACGGCCCCGCGCTTCATGGGAGGCGCGGGGCTACCAAAGGCTTCTGTCTTCTGCCATCAACGCAGCGCATATAACAAATATAATCTCACCTAATATTATTCCAACAATACCCGGCCTCAAAGTGCTGTCGTAAAGCATCGTGACGCCAATCGCTGCGTGTATGTAAATCATAATCTTGAAAAATCTTTTCAGGAATACAAGAGAGCGAGGCTCTTCCATCTCATTTATCCGCGCTGGCGTCAGCCAGCTGTTGCTCGTCCGCCTTGTCGTCCGGCTTCGGCGTGTAGTTGATGCTGGTGGGGCACACACTGGCGATGCTGATGGTCGTTGTCTTCGTGCCGCTGCCGCACTGGTAGATGCAAATCTTGTTCGTTCCGCTCGTCTTCTCCCCAGCATAGAAGCACGCGCTGGCGGACGCCGAGAACATCACCAGGCCAATGGCGGACAGGGTAATCATCTTCCACATGGCTTCCTCCTGAATTGGCGAATCGCTATCAGTGGATATTCTACCCCTTCCGACCGATCCGGCCCACCATGCACGGGCGCAATATTCCTCTATTCGTCAATATTGGGTATCTGAATTTGCAACGATCTTCAAGCACCACCAGTGCGCGTGCGCGTCAGCCCGGCCTTCTTGAGCACCAGCGACACCATGCTCTCCGACACGTCGACCCTGGCCGCGATCTCCTTCAGCTTCGCGCCGGCCTGCCGCATTTCCACGATGGTCCGGTCGCGTGCCACGGTGTCACTCGCCACCACCAGGCGCCCGGTGTAGGGCAGCGGATCGCGCAGCCACGGCAGGCCCGCCACGCTCTCGGGCACCGGCAGCGTGTTGATCGCCTCGATCAGCGGCGCTTGGGGGACGTGGGTGTAGCGCCGGCTCATGTCGGTGACGGCGTGACCGAGTACCTGGTCCTTGACGTGCGGGTGTATGCCGTTGACCACCAGCTGCGTCGAGACGGTGTGCCGCGCGGTGTAGAGGCTGACGTCGGTGAGCCTGGTGCGCTTGCGCGCCGTACCGATGGCCCGCTTGCACTGGCCGCCGCCGTCGTCGGTGAGCGGATAGGGGTGGCCGCGCAGGGTCCGCAGCACCCGGCCGCCTCGCCGCGCCAGCGCGCCCAGGAGCGGCGCCAGAACCTCATGCATGGGCACGCCGCGCGGGTATCCGCCCTTGCTGGCCGGCACGATGATCCAGCGATCCTCCACCAGCACGTCGGCCGCCTCCAGCGCGAACGCCTCGATCGGCCTCATGCCGGTGTAGGCCAGCACCAGCATCACCATGGCCGGCGCCGGGCTCATTGCGGCGATGAACTGGCCGAGGCGTCCGTAGGTGGTCGCGGTGGTCCCGGCGCGACCGGCTTGCGGCCGGTGGGCGGTCCCCTTCGGCTTGCGCGGCCGGCGCCATGTGCGGCTGTCGGCCCAGCCGTTCGCAACGGCGTGGTTCCAGACGGCGCTGAACGGCGTGTAAACCTGGCGGTTGAGGGTGTCGGGCTGGCCGGTCGGGTGCAGCTTGCGCGCCGCGCGGTCCAGGTCGTCCTGGGAAATGTCCGTGAGCCGCCGACCGTAGAAGACGCCCAGCAGCCCCGACCACGATCCGTCCTCGCGCTCGCGGCCCAGGAAACGCGGATCGCCGCCGGCCTCCAGGTAAGAGGCGGCGGCGTCGGCGAATGTGACGATGGCCTTCTTTCCATAGACCGACTCGGCGAACAGGTCGGCCTCGCGCTTGGCTCTTACCGCCTCCGCTTGCGCTTCGTCGTCAGTGCCCGCAGTTTCGAAGACGTTGACGCCTTGGACGGTCCCGCGGATGTACCAGTTGTTTTTGCCGGGGCGGCGGACGAGGCGGAGGGGCATAGCGCGTCTCGGATGGTGGGCAGGTGCTCGGGCAGCACCCATTTACGCCCCCCGCCGGGTGTGGCGCAATAGAGAGGCGCACCATTATGGTGCGATTGCGCCTTAAGGAAGCTGCGCAGGCTGTTCACGCCGATCCCGAGGGCCCGCGCCGCCTGGGGAATGTTCATGGCGGTGTCAACCACCCGGCACCTCCTTCCGCATCTTCGACAGCGCCATAGTCAGGTCCAGGCTGGCCCGGCGCATGGCCGCGCGCTCCCGGCTGGGTATCCCCTCCGTGTCGGTGGCGAGGTAGGCGTCGGCGCGCTGGATGAAGCGCCTGGCCTCGTGGATCGCGTCGGTGACCGCCTCGTCCTCGGGATTGGTCATGGTCAACTCGGTCATCGCTACCCCCGCTCTATCGCGTATTCGATCAGGTGGGCGGCGTGGTCGTGCTCGTCAGCGGCGGCCTCGCGCACCGTGTCCATGACGTGCAGCGCGTCCGGCAGGAACTCACGCCACGTCCGGTCGACCGTCAGCCCGATCGGCGCGGCGCTGGTGCGCACCGCATACTGGTAGGCCAGCAGCCGGGCCAGTCGCTCACTCAGCGGGCGCATAGGGGATTCCTCCCTTCTGGATCGTCGCCATGCGCTCCTCCTCGGTGCGCGCCATGGCCTGCAGCGTCTCGACGTAGCCGCCGACCATGGCCGTGCAGAACGTCCGCCACTCGTCGGCGGTCAGCTTGGCGAGGTCGGTCTTGCCGATGCTGTCCAGGTAGCTGCCCGCCTGGGCGCCGGCGGCGTCGATCGCCGCCTGTTCGTTGGGTGTCGGGTCAATCATTCCCTGCCTCTCTCGTAGTAGGCTCACGCAAACCTTGCTGCAGGCCCGGCCGTACCTTCCCTTGACGCGGGCAAGGCGCGGGTCATAGGCAAACCCGCGCGCCTCGCGCCGGCAGACGGCGCACAGCCCGTCGGTGGCCTGGGGCGCCTTAACCAAAGCGGTAGCCCGTGATCTCGGTGTACTTGCCGGCCTTCTTCAGGCTGATCTCGCGCGGCACCGCCAGTTCGCCGACCCGATCCAGGGCCTCGTCGGTGCTGTTCGGCACCAGGGTTCCGCGCGGGGCGCGGCTCTGCCACCACGCGCACGCCTTCTGCCGCGCGAACCCGGTGTGCGACAGACACACCCATTCCCGGTGCCATGTCATCCCGCATCGGTAGTCCACGCGCAGGCTCGGCGGCTTGCCGGGCTTCTCGTGGCGCTTGTATGCGACGTCGGACACCTCCGCCCACTGGATCGGGATTTGCGTGGACAGGAGCGCGCCGTCGGCGGCCTTCGGCGTGATCTTGAGTTCCGGCGGCGGAAACTCGAAGCCGCACACCGGGCACAGGCGCACGCCCGCGAAGCACACCGTCTCACACTCCGGGCAGTCCTTGGTTGGCGCGTCACCCTCCCCCTCGCCCAGCGGCTTGCGCACCTTGATCTGGTCGATCGGGCCGAAGCGGTCGATGTTGCCGGCGAAGTCCAGCACCAGGCAGTCTTCCTTGCCGGCCGCCAGCCGGGTGCCGCGGCCGACCATCTGGATGTAGAGGCCGGCGGACTTCGTGGGGCGCAGGAGCACCAGCAGGTCGGTGGCCGGCGCGTTGAATCCGGTCGTCAGCACGTTGGCGTTGGTCAGGGCCCGGATGCGGCCCGCCTTGAAGTCGGCGATGATCCGGTCGCGTTCGCGCACCGGCGTGGCGCCGGTGACCGTCTCGCAGGTGATCCCTTGAGCGCGCAGTTCGTCGCGGATGTGCTCGGCGTGGGCGACGCCGGAGCAGAAGACCAGCCAGGACCGGCGGTTGACGCCGGCGGCCATGATCTCCTTCACCGCCTGGGCGTTCAACTCGGCGGTATCCACAGCGGCCTCAAGCTGGCCGGGGATGAACTCGCCGCCGCGTGTGCCGACGCCGGCCGTGTCCAGGTGCATTTCCGTCCGCCGGGTGTGGACCGGCGCCAGATAGCCCTCCTGGATCGCCGACAGGATCGAATACTCGTATGCGATCCCGTCGAACAGGGCGCCCTCGCCCTCGTGCAGCATCCCCGTGTCCATCCTGAAAGGGGTGGCGGACCATCCGATCACCTTCATGTCGGGGTTGATGGCGCGCATGGTGGCGATGAAGGAGCCGTACATCGTGGCGCGGGAGCGCGGGACCAACTGGCACTCGTCAATCAGCATGAGGTCGCACTTCTGCACGGCCTCCGCCTTGCGGTGGATCGACTGGATGCCGGCGAACAGGACTTGCGCGGCAATATCGCGCTTACCCAGGCCCGCCGAGTAGATGCCGGCCGGCGCGTCCGGCCAGATGCCCATGAGTTCCAGGTAATTTTGCTGGATCAATTCCTTCACATGGGTAAGCATCAGCACGCGAGTATCAGGCCAGCCGGTGACGGCCTCCTGCACCAGTTTGGCGATGCACAGGGCCTTGCCGGTGCCGGTCGGCAGCACGACCAGGGGATTGCCCTGGCTGTGGGTCCAGTAGGCGTACACGGCGTCGAGGGCGGCGCGCTGGTAGGGGCGGAGTTCAAGCATGGCCGGGCACCGGGGCGATGGAGTCCAGCATGGCGGCGATGGTCTTGCGCTGGCCGGGCTTGAGGCGCCAGTACGCGGCCAGGATGCCTATTTCCTCAGGCATCAGCGCCGGGCCGCCCAGGTTGGACGGGTGCCCGGCGCGCACGTCCTGGGGCATGTCGCCGAAGAAATAGGGGACCGGCACGCTCAGGGCGACGGCCATATCGTACATGCGCGAGGCGCTGACGCGGTTGGTGCCGCGCTCGTACTTCTGGACCTGCTGGAATTTCACGCCGACCAGCCGCGCCAGTTCCACCTGGCTCATGCCGATCACCTTGCGCCGCTGGCGGATGCGGCGGCCGACGTGGACGTCGATCGGGTCAGGGGTGCTCACGGGTCTTCCCTCCTGCTGCTGTTGGTGTTGTTGCCCTCGGGTCTGGACCGGGCGCCGCGCGGGGTCGGTGCGCGCGGGTTCCTGGGGGGATAGGCCGCCCGGTCCAGGCCCGAGGGGCGGGTCAAAGACCCGCCGCCGATCGGCGCGCTAAATCACCGGCCCGTTCTGCGATGTTGCGCCGCGCGTTGTTGCCGTCGAGCGGATGCGGTCCCGCCGCCTTCAGTTTGTCGACGATGCTTTCAAGGGCCGACAGGTGTTCCAGGGCTTCCATGTGGAGATCGCGTTGGTCTGCAGGCATCGGTGCTCTCCAGGCTCAGGCGCCGTCGCGCCATTCGGTGCCGTCGGCGAGGCGGTAGCCGACCCAATCGGGGCCGGCGTCCACCTGCTCGGCGGGGATCAGGTCGGGGATGTAGAGGTGGGCCGGGCACCCCTGGCGCTGCTCGTCCACGCTCAGGGTCTTGGCGAACCGCGCGCAGGACCACGTTCCGTCTTCCTCGGGCGTCGCGTGCAGGCACGTCCGGCAGTTGGCGGCATCCGGCCACTTTGCCTCGTGGCAGTGAGCGTGGAAGGCGCACCACTTGCACTTGTAGAACGTGGGGTCCGCGCTGATCCCCATGGGCGGGCGGGCACCGAACACGACCCGCCGGGCCTTGGCGCGCAGGCGCAGGAACGCGGCCTCGTCATAGTCGGTGCGCACCGAGACGGTATGCCGGCCGCCGGGCGACGCCGCCGTGAGGTAGTGGCGCGTCATGCCCGTGTAGCCCATGTAGCCCTGGCCCTGCCAGTAGTAGACCGGGTTCCAGGCAAACAGCGCGTCCTTCTCGCCCAGCTTGGTCTTGAAGCGCAGCAACTCCGTCTGCTTCTTCTCGCCGACCTGTTTGTGCTCCCAGCAGTGCCAGGTCTTCGGCGCCTGGATGATGCCCAGCACCGCGCCGTCCATGTGGCCCTTGACGTGGCCGCCGCAGTCCTCCACGGCGAACTGGCCGCCGGTGTTGGGATCGTGGGTGTGGAGTTCCAGCCCCGGCACGAGGCGCAGGCGTTCGGCCTGAAGGTCTTCGCCGCGGTGCCCGTCCTCGAACCGCTTGAGCGTCACGGCGTCGGACACCTCGCGCCCGACCCAGCGGAACGTCAGCCATAGCTCGCGCTCGCACTCCTTTCCGATGATGGACATGCCGAGGTATGGGCGCGCGGGCTCGGCGTTTCTGCGTTCCTCCAGGGCGCGGTCGACGGCGGCCAGCGTCGGGTCTTCTATCGTGGGCAGCGCGACCATCAGCCGTGCGCCTCCAGCGCCGCGTCCTTGCGCTGCTGGTGCAGCCAGTCACCGTGCTCGTCGGCGTCGGCCGCATAGTCCTCGGCGGCGTGAGCCAGCAGCTTGTCCTTCAGCGTCTCGGCGAACGCGCCGACGCGGGTGTAGAGCCAGTACGGCAGCGGCGCGGCGATCATCTTCCCGCCCTTCCAGCCGTAGGCGGTTATGTCCTTCACCTCGACCTCGCCGTCGATGGCGGTGTAGTCGATGCACACATCAACCTCGGCGACGATGGCGCCGTTGATCGCGGCGATCGGCATGGTGGCGTCGTAGGAGTGGCGCATGGTGTCCTCCTTGGTCTTCCGCTTGGGTGGCGCCCGGCCCGGCTCGGGGGATGATCTGCCGGGGAGGGAATGGGCTCGCGACGCCGGGCGCCGCCGAAGGGGAAGATGGTGGGGAGGCGCGCACCAGCCCGGAGAGAGGACAGGCTGGTGCGCGCGGGGAGCGTGGCCGGGTGTGACCCCCAAAGGCCCGGCCGCGCTGTCGGCGTTACGCGGTCTTCTTCCAGGGCGGCGCGGCGCCCTGCCCCGCCGCCTGCTGTCCGCCCCCGGCCCACGGCGGCGCCGCGCCCTGGTTGGCTGCCTGCTGCCCGGCCGGCGGCTGCTGGTAGCCCTGCTGTTGCGCCGGCGGCGCGGCGGGAGCCTGGGGCGCCGGGGCGGAACCCTGCTGGCTCACCGACTTGTAAGCGCCGATCTCGTTGGAGTAGTGCCCCGGCTTGTCCTTGCGCTCGGTGACCTTGACCTTGGCGACCAGCGGCTTGAAGTGCAGCTGCTCGGTGTCGGCGACCTGCATGACGCCGGTGGCGTGGCAGATGGCGGACAGCGTGCGCTGCGCGATTTCGACGGCCTGGGCGTTGGGGTTGTCCAGGTTCAGGCGGTCGAACACCTTCTTGCCGGTGTGCTCGCCGTCCAGAACGTCCATTTCCAACTCGACGTAGTGGCCGTTCTGCTTGCTGTTCTGCTTCCACTCGGAGCGGACGATCTGGACGATGTAGTCGTTCGGCGGGAGCGGCTGGTATTCCTGCGCCGGATCGACTTCGTGGGCGTTGAAGTTGCCGATGTTAGCCATGAGCGGCCTCCGTGGTTTCGGTCGTGGTGCTGTGGGTGGTGGTGGTGGCGCCCGCGAGCATGGGGATGTGCTGTGCAAGGGCGCTCCAGGGGTGTTCCTTCGGAACAGGCACGCTCTCGGGCAGCGAGTGGCGGTTCTTTGCCAGGAAGGCCGGGCGCTCGCTGAAGTACAGAACCCGATCGCCGCCGCCGACGCCGCGCGTGATCTTCTTGTTGAAGCCCGCGTCGGTCTTGACGGTGCTCACCCGGTAGTTGGCGAAGGCCACAATGTCGCAGTGCTCCATGAACATCGCCTGGGCGTGCTTGTGCAGCTTAATCACGTAGCGGTCGTAGGGTTCATGCTCCGGGCTGTCGAAGCGCGAGACTGCGGTGTGGGCGATCAGGCAGACGATCATGTCGCGCTCGTCCCGCAGGTAGCGGACGGCCTCCATGAACTCGTTCCAGAACTCCATGGCGGCCATGTAGCCCTTGCCGTAGCCCGCGTCTTCGATGGACTTCCAGCCGTTGACGGCGCAGGCTTTCGCCCAAACCAGGGCCTCGAAGCTGTCCACGGAGTCCACCACCAGCGTCTTGCGGTCGTGTTCCTCGGTGCAGAGGGCCGCAATCGCCTGCATCACCTCGTCGTAGGTGCGCAGCAGGCCGAAGGTCTGGACCTGCAAGTCGCCCAGCCCGTCCTCGCACTGGATGAAGACGGGGTTCGGGCCGTCGGCGCATGTCGTGGTCTTGCCCACGCCGGGGACACCGTGCATCAAGATGATCGGCAGCTTGCTGACGCTGGTGCGCAGGGAGGCGAGAGAAATTGCCATCAAGCCACCTCCGCCTTCTTCGGCTGGAACTTGAAGGTTTCCTTGCCGGTCTCGAGCGTGCGCGCCGGCGCGAACACGTCGCGGATGGCGGACGGCCACGCCTTGTACTTGGCCTCGGGCACCTTGTACTCGACGTCGACATATTCCTCGGGGTCTTCCCCCCAGCCCTTCACGGTCGCCACGGCCTCGCGCAGCTTGGGCGCCGACCACTTGGGCTTCTTGGGCAGGTTGGCGACCACCTCGAACGGACCGTCGCTCAGGCGCACGGTGCCGCTGTCCTTGCCGGCCTCGGTGCGGGCGGCCTTGGACTGCTCGCTGTAGCGGAGCGCCAGCGCCCCGTTCAGCCAGTCTTCCCACAGCTTGACCTGCTGCTTCTGCTCCGCGACGTCCTCAACCAGAAGCGACAGTTGCTCCACAGGGAGACGCGCGATCTCCCGGATCGGCATCTGTTCCATCTGGGCGATGGTGATGCGGTTGCTCATGGGTGCATCCTCCTTGGGTTGCAGGCGAACGCCGGAATGGCGCCGCTAAGGAGATTTTCACCACATGCTCAGGAGTTGGTGCAACAGTTTTTTTCACCGCTTTGGTGCAGACGCACGAAAAAGCCCGCAACCTCAAGGGATTGCGGGCTGAAAATTTTTCGCCTTTGCGCTGTTCAGCGGGCGCGCATCAGCACGTACTGGACGGCGGGCCTATGCAGGGCGGCGGATCACCCTCGGCCGGCGGCACCACAGAGTCGTGGATGAAGACGGCGTAGATGGCGCCCAGGAACCCCCACGCCAGCAGCACCGCCATGGCGATGCCGAATCCCTTGTCGGGATCGTCGCCGTCGCGGGCGTTGCGGTGCGGGCGCCTATCCATAGAACAGGTCGTTGCCGTTCATGATTTTGTGGATCGCCTTCACCTGCTCGGCCGGCACCTTGAATGTCTCGCGCGGATTGTACTGCTCCAGCACCAGGGGCACCGTGGACCCAACGCGCCACGGGCGCACCAGGCGCTTGACCATGGCGCGGATCGGGTCGCCCTCGTGCTCCGGGTGCAATTGCACCACCACATGATCCCCCGCCCCCGCCGGCCGCGATGGGTGGATGTACAGCAACTCCCCCTCGTAATACCGCGGCTCCATGCTGGTGCCGACGGCATAGATCGCATAGGCCCCCGGAACACCCTCCAGCGCCGGCGGCATGGTGGCGCGGTCAACCACCTCTCCGTTCATGTCGAAAACTCCCCCAAATTGGTGCTCATTGTAACAAGCACCTATACCAAGGACGGGGAGAGTGCGGGACATTTGTTGAGGCTGGGTTACTGCTATTGGTGCAAACTCAAACGTCCGTCTTGACGGAGGTTCAGGAAGCCGCACGCCCAGGACGCGCTCAAGCGCGGGCAATACTTTGACGGATGGTTTTGTCTCTCCGAGTTCCCACTGCGCCACGGCCGACGGCGAGACACCCACCCGAGTCGCTACCTCGCGCTGAGACAGGCCGGCATCCTTGCGGGCCTTGGCGATCACCGCCGAGGACTCGTCGTGGAACACCTTCGGCTGGGGCGGTCGGGCAACGTACTCGCGCGCGGCCTCCTGCGACAGCATCAGGTCGCCCGGTTCGACGCCCAGCGCAGCGGCGATCCGCTGCGCCCAATCGGCGGTCAACCGACGCTGGCGCTTCTCAAGCCTCTGCATTTGCTGGTGCGACGTTTTCACGCCGGATACCTGCTCCACCAGTTCGGCCAGTTGCGTGAGCGTGAGCCCGGCCGCGCGGCGGAGTTCCTCGATTCTGTTGGGGGCGTAAGTCTTCATCCGCTCATCAGGCCGCGAGCCTTTGGCGCATTCCAGCACCGTTTTGGCGGAATTTTCTGAAGAAGGGGGTTGACGCTTCTTCACCATTTTGGCGTAATCCCCTTATGCACCTGAGCGAACACCTCGATACCCACGGCCTGACCTACTCTGCCTTCGCCCGTCAGATCGGCGTGAGCGCGGAGACGGTGCGGCGCTACTGCAACGGCGAGCGCGTGCCCGCGCCGTCGATCATGCGCCGCATCATCCGCGCCACGGAGGGCAAGGTCACGGCCGACAGCTTCTACGCCGACACCAAAGCCGCCTGAGCGGCCCGCGCTGGGGAGCGCACCGGGCCGCACAGGCGAACAGGGAGGGGCAACCCATGAGCGCGACCCTGCGCCTTAGCATGTTGCCATCGTTTTCCGACACGTCGACCCGCCCTCACGGCGTAGGTCGTCCGGTTTCCGCGCCGGTTTCCTCCCTGGCCGCGCGGACGCCTGCCCCCGCCGCTTATCCCCGGCAGCGGCGGGGGCCCCCTTTCTGACACGGAGGAACCCCGCATGTCCCACGACCCCTACGCCGCCCCCAACGTGCCCCAGCTGCTGGGCCTGCTGGAGGACGGCGAACTTAACAGCGAGATGGCGGACCGGTTCCGCAACCTCATCGCCGCCATGGAAAACGCGGCCGCCGAGACCAGCGGCAAGACCAAGGTGAAGGGCAAGATGACCATCACCCTGGGCTTCGTCCTGCAGGGCGGCGCCTACGAAATCTCCGGCGACCTGAAGGTGGACGAGCCCAAGCGCACGCCGCGCCGCACGGTGATGTACGCCACCGAGGGCAACACCCTGAGCCGCCGCCAGCAGAACCAGGAGGATATGTTCATGCGCGACGTGAACGCCTCCAAGGAGCCTGCGCGGATCGGCTGACCCGCGCCTCTTTCGACAATCCCAACCACATCGACTTGGAAGGCTATTCCCCATGAACGAGCACCAGGAATACGAAAGCGACGTCGCCGCGATCATCGACCATGTGAAGAAGTTCCACGGTGTCGAGATCGGGATGATCGAAGACCCCGAGGGCAACGTGCCCACGGTTCCGGTCATGGTTCTGCCGGAAGGCAAGCGCATGTCCAGCCTCAAGGGATTCATCGACGAGTTCCGCGACCGGCCGGAGCGGCGAAAGGGTAAGGCGGAACTGCTCGATCTGGACAGCTTCATCGGCCACATCAACCGCTTCAAGGACGAGGACAGCGTGGTCTTCGCCGACAACCGTTGGAGCGCCATGGGCGGGCAGTGGGTCACGCCGACCCTGACCGGCGTGCTGGACTACCACGAGGCCGTCAACGAGTACGTCCCCAGCGAGGACGGCAAGAGCGTCGACCGCAACCACATCCCCGATGCCCTGCCCCGCTTCGGCGAGCACCGCGCCTTCTACTCTTTCCCGCTGTCGCGCGAGTTTATGGCGTGGATGGGCGGCAACGGGCGCGGCATGAACCAGGGCGAGTTCGCTGCCTTCCTGGAAGAGCACGCCCTGGACGTCGAGCCGCCGCCGGTCAACGACAAGTGGTTCACTGGCGAGGCCCCGGCGCCCAAGGACGACGCGCCTGAAGCGGACCGCAAGCGGTACGAGTTCATGTCGCTTCTGCACACCATGACCAAGCGCCTCAACGGCACCTGGGCCGGTCCCGAGAAGATGATGGACATGAGCCGCGGCCTGCGGGTGAACGAGAACAACAAGGTCGCCAGCACGGCGAACCTGAGCAACGGCACCGGCTCCATCGTGTTCGAGAGCGAGCACACGAACGCCGCCGGCGAGAAGGTCGACGTCCCCAACCTGTTCCTGATCGCCATCCCGATCTTCAAGAACGGCCCGCGCTACATGATCCCGGTGCGTCTGCGCTACCGCGCCAAGGATGGGCGGATCACCTGGTTCTACGACACCTACCGCCACGACAAGGTGTTCGACCTCGCCCTGGATGAAGCCCTGAGCAAGGTGCGCACCGAGACGGGCCTGCCCGTCCTGGTCGGCATCCCCGAGTAAGGAGAGCCGCACCATGACGCCCCTGCACTTCCGCATCACCGGCCACCCGGTCGCCAAGGCCCGCGCCCGTGTCACCGTCCAGAACGGCAAGGCGCGCGGATTCACCCCGGCCGCCACCCGCAAGTGGGAGGCCGACGCCCGCCAGCTTGCGCGCGACGTGATGGAGGCGCAGGGGCGCCCGGTGCTGTCCGGCCCGGTCGCTCTGGAGGTGGCCGCCACCTTCTCGCTGCCTGTCAGTAAGCCGCGGTGGTGGAAGTCCGCCGCCCTGGCCGGGCGGATCGCACACACCACCAAGCCGGACGGTGACAACGTGCTGAAGGCGGCCAAGGATGCGCTGAACGGCATCGCGTGGCTGGATGACGCCCAGGTGATCGCGGCCACCATCACCAAGCGGTACGGTGACCAGCCGGCCGTCGAGATTACCGTGCGCCCGCTCGCCGCCGCCCGCTCCCAAGATGCGCGCCGGGAGGACGTGGCGTGACCGGCTGGCCCTTCGATCCCCTGCGCCCCTTGACCTACAGCGTGATCCTTGCCGATCCGCCGTGGCGGTTCAGGAACTATTCGGCCAAGGGCGAGGGCAAGAACCCGGTGGCCCACTACGCCTGCATGGAGCCGGAGGCGATCAAGGCCCTTCCGGTCGGGCATCTGGCCGCTGCCGATGCGGTCTGCGTCATGTGGGCAACGGCGCCGCTACTGCCGCTGGCCGTCGAGACGCTGGAGGCGTGGGGCTTCACCTACAAGACCGCCGGAGCCTGGGCGAAGCAGTCCAAGACCGGCGCCAAGCTGGCGTTCGGCACCGGCTATGTCTACCGCAGCGCCGCCGAGTTCTGGCTGCTCGGTACGGTCGGGGCACCGCGCCAGCAGGTGCGCAACGTCCGCAACCTGATCCTCGCGCCAGTGCGAGAGAACAGCCGCAAGCCCGACCAGATGCACCGCGACCTTGAGCGTCTGTTTCCCGGTCCGCGCTGCGAGTTGTTCGCCCGCGAGTACCGCGCCGGCTGGGACGTGTGGGGCAACGAGACCGAGAAGTTCGGGGGGATCACCGATGCCGTTTGATTTCCGCGCGCCGGAGGCCGAGAGCGACACTCGGCAGCTTCATCTACGCTGCCGCGCCGAGACGATGCGCGCGGCCGTCCGCTTCATCTACGACTGCGACGCCGGCGAACTCGGCAGTGAGCCCGGCTCCCAGGCGGTCCGCGAGCGCAACCACTACACCCTGATCGCCTACCGCCGCCGCGACGGTGGGGTGGATATGCGCGAAGTGGGGCGCCAACGCCAGAAGAACACCGAGGGGGAATGACCATGGCACCGCCACGCACGATTGACCATGAGCGCGTGATCGCGCTTTTCCGCGCCGGCCACACGCCGATCAGTATTGCCCAGGACTTCGGTGTGTCCGACGCCTGGATTCGCCGCCTCCTGCGCCGCGCGGGGTTCAAGCCCTGCGACGCCCGCCGGGGCTTCAGCCTGGACAATGCGCGGCCGGAGGTGCGTGAGGTGCTGGAACCGGCCCGCGTCGCCGGGATCGGCCTACCCGCACTGGCGGCCAAAGCGGGGTACACCACGCGCCACCTTCAGCACATCGCGGGCGGACGAACCGGCGCCTCGCCGTTCTGCCTGCAGGCGATCCGGCAGGCCGTGGAGGCAATCAAGCAAGGAGAGAAGCGATGACGGATCAATGGGAAGACGCCCGCGAGGCCATGCCGGAAATCGCCGAGGAAGTGGAGGGCCTGCGCACGCTTGATCCGGTCCACGACGGCAGCCGCGACCTGCTGGACCGCCACGGGCGAGAGGCCGTGCTGAAGATGTGGCGCAAGCTGCACGACGGCGAACTTAAAGCCTCGGACGAGCGCGACGAGGCCCGCGCGGAGGTGGAGAGGCTGCGCAAAGTGGTCGACGCGGCCCTGGTGTGGGCCGGGGATAAGGTCGTCGGCGATCCCGATGCCGACCGCCGGCTGGCCGCTGTGCTGGTGGAGCACGAGAACAGCGCCGGCCGCGCGGACACCGACGCCAACGGCTCCCCCATGTGGAATGGGCTGGGGGACAAATGAGCAAGCGCCGCGGCCGCAAGAGCAACCCCAACGCCAAGCGCCGGAAGACCACGCGCGCCGGCCGCACGGGCGAAATTATCCCGGTGGACGTGCTGCGCCAGCGCGCCCGCGCCGCCGGCATCCCCATCACCGAGGCCAAGGACTCGCGCGCCGGGTGCCCGTGGGGGCAACTGGTCCTGCGTCGGGTCATAACAGACCGGCAGGCCGAGGCGGGCAAGCTGTTCGCCGACCTGCGCGGCTCCTTCCTCGCCCAGGCCCAAGGGCCGCGCATGACGCCCAAGGCACAGGACATGATGGGCGACCGGCCCGGTCACCGGATGATTGATGAAATCGCCGAAATCCGCCGGTGGGAAAAGACCCGCACCGCCTACAGGGAGGCCGCGCGCGTCCTGGCGCGGCAGGGCACGCTGGCGGAGGTGGTGATCGCGGAACTGTGCATGTCCGGCCACCTGTCGCCCAACACCTGCAGCACACCGGGAGCCGCCGAGGCCCTGCGCGAGGCGCTGACCGCGCTCGCCGCCTTCTGGCGCATCCCGCTTGAGAGAGAGATCGGGGGAAAGAACAATGGTGCGCCTCGTATTCGACGCAACCGCCGTCGCGCCGGCTGAAGCCCCGCCCGGCCCGTCCGCCGCCGGCAACATGGAGGTGCATGTTACCCTTGGCGCGTCCAAGGTGACGCAGGCGTGGACGGGCCTGCGCACCATGACCTTCCGCACCTTCGCCGAGACGTACCTGTCCGACGCGCCGGTCGGCATCAAGGACGGGCCGTGCTATGTGCCCGGCAAGATCGACGGCACACGGCGCGTCAAGGACCGCATGGCCGTCATCAACATGGTGGTGCTGGACTCGGACTCCGGGCACACCCTGGAGGAATGCGCGACGGCCCTGACGCGCGCCGGATATGAGGGCGTGATCCACTCTACGTTCTCGCACCTGACCGACAAGACCGCCGTGAGCGCCAAGCACTACGACAAGTGGCGCGCGGAAAACGGCGACGATCCGGTGGCCTACCTGCGCGCCCACAAGGGATACCTTCCGCGTGTGGCGGAGGGCGCCGTCGTCGTGGACGAGGAAGCCGGCAACTACATCTTCCGGCACCAACCTTGCCCCAAGTACCGGATCGTGGTGCCGCTTGAAACGCCGTGGGTCGGCACGCCGGACGACATAAACGCCCAGCACCTCGCCAATGCCCGCTGGCGCAACCGCATCGAGGCGCTGGCGCACCACCTTGGCCTCCACCACGACCAGTCCTGCACCGATACCTCGCGCCTGTTCTACACGCCGCGGCGGCCGTCGGAGGACGTGCCGTTCGAGTACCGCTATATCGCCGGCCGCGCTGCGCCCATCGACACCCTGCCGGACGCCCCGCCGCCCGAGGAAGCCGGTGGCCTGTTCGCCGCCCAGGCGCCGCGCGGCACCACCGCGCCGCCGCCGGCCCGCCCGCGCGCCGTGGAAACGGGCGATGTGATCGGCACCGACGCCGCCGACATGAAGGTAAACCTCACCCATTGGGCGGCCAGCCACGCCGGGCGGTTCGAGATCAGCGCCGCTTTGCGCACCCGCAAGCCGGACGTCTTCGGGCGCCGCCGCTCTGGCGTGAAGCACCACATCGAATGCCCCTACGACGAGGAGCACACCCAGGCCGGCGACCGCACGGGTAGCTACGTGGTCAACGCCAGCGACATAGGCCGTGCCGGGATGCCGGCGGTCACCGACGGCTTCTATGTGAAGTGCTCGCACAACTCCTGCGCCGGCCGTGACCGGCTCCAGATGCTCAAGGGGATGCTGGCGAAGGGCTGGCTGACTGTCCCCGACCTGACCAACCCCGACTTCCTGGTGATGGAAGCGCACGACCTGGCGCCGGTCGATACCTCCAAGCTGCTCGCCAAGCTGTACGGCGACCAGGACGCCGACACCGGCGAGCCGGCGGAGCGACCGGGCAACATCCCCCTGTCCTGCATGATGGGTCTGCCGCGCACCATGGCGGACTTCATGGACTATGCCCTGCGCACGGCCGTCAAGCCGCAGCCGATCCTCGCGCTCGGCGCCATGCTGTCGATGATGGGCGCGGTGCTGGGCCGCAAGGTGCAGTTGGACGGCTGGGGCACCCGGCCGAACCTCTACATCGCGGGGATCGCCCACTCGGGCGCCGGCAAGGAACGCCCGCTGACGGCCGTGAAGAACATCCTGCGCTCCACCGGCACGATCGAGAAGTACCTGGGGCCCGAGGACGTGGCCTCGGACGCCGGCGTGGTGGCCTCCCTGCGCGACGATGACATTAAGCGCAACGGCGCCGTGGTCGGCCGCCGGGGCTGCTCGCGCGTCATGTTGCTGGACGAGATCGGGTTCCTGCTGCAGGCCATGACGGATCGGTCGGCTGGCGTTCACCTCAAGCAGGTGGTGCCGACGCTCCTGCGCCTCTACAGCAAGAGCGACACGGTGTTCTCGTCGAAGTCCTACGCCGACACCGCGCGCAACTTCACCATCGACCAGCCGAACCTCTGCATGTTCGGCGTCTCGACGCCCGACAAGCTGTACGGCGCGCTCACCTCGACCAACATCAGCGATGGCCTGCTGTCGCGCACGCTGGTCTTCGACGCGGGCGACAACGACCCGGCCGGCGGCAAGCCGGAGAAGATGGACCCGCCGGCTTCGGTGCTGGAGTGGGTGCGCGCCTGGGACGCCGCGCCGCTCAACAGCAATCCCATGGCGATGGAGGGTGGCGAACCGGCGATCAATCCGCGCGGCGTCATCACCACGCCCGAGGCGGACGCGATCATCGACGCCTTCAGCGCGGAAATGGAGGCCCGCAAGAAGGCCGCCCGCGACGAAGGGTTCGGGCCGCTGTTCGTGCGCGCCCGCGAGAACGCGCTGAAGTTCGCCCTGATCCGCGCCTGTGCCGACGGTCCCGACGGCGCCATGACGGTCAACAGCGCCGTCGCCCAATGGGCGGTCGACCTGAGCCGCGCGGCGACGGAACACATGGTCACCATCGCCCGCGATCATGTCGTGGACAACCAGTTCCAGAAGTGGCTCGCCGACTTCAAGGGTGTGATCCAGAAGGCCGGTGGGCGCGGCGTCACCACGAAGGAAATGATGCGCCGCAAGTCCTGCCAGCTTCCGCCCAAGGACTTCCAGGCCGTGTTGGAGCACCTGATGAACTCCGGCGAGGTCACCTTCACCAACACCAACGCCAACAAGACCAGCGCCAACGGCCACCCGGTCAAGGCGCGCAACGCCTACGTCTGGATCGGCTCTGCCGCCGACGACACCGACGACTGAACCCCAACCGGAGCCTTGTGATGAACGCGATCTCAATCACCCTGACGCCCGGCCAGCAGAAGGCCGCGGACGAAATCATGTCGGCGCTGGGCAGCGTCAACGCCTGGAGCGGCGGCCGGGAGCACTCGCTTCAGGGCTACGCCGGCACCGGCAAGACCACCATGCTCATGGTCCTGGTGCGCCAGATGCAGGCCGAGGGTAAGAACGTCGCCGTGTGCGCGCCGACCAACAAGGCCGTGGCGGTGCTGGAGCGCAAGATGCGCGAGGGCGGCATCGAGGTGGACTCGGCCACCATCTACTCCCTGCTCGGCCTGACGCCGGGCAGCGACGACGCCAAGCGCAAGCCCAAGCGGGTCGGGCGGAATCGCTCGGGCGCCTACGACGTCATCATCATTGACGAGTGCTCCATGGTCGGCATCGACCTGATGGACTGGATCAGGCGCGACTTGGCGAACAAGTTCGTCCTCTACATCGGCGATCCGGCCCAGCTTCCGCCCGTGGGCGAGACGCTTTCGCAGACCTTCCAGACGGAAAACGTCTCCACCCTGGACCGGGTGATGCGCCAGGCCGAAGGCAACCCGATCATCGCCATGTCCATCGAAATCCGGCGCATGATCCGCGAGGCCACGCCGGATTGGTCCGTGCTGGCGCCGACGCCGGGCGACGTCTCCGACATTGGCATCTTCCGCCCCGGTCCCGACGTGACGATGGCGTGGGTGGAGGACGCTTTCCTTTCCGACGAGTTCGCCGAGGACAATGACCGCTTCCGCTACCTCTGCTGGACGAACGACCGGGTGGCCTTCATCAACCGCCACATCCGCCACATGGTCTACGGCGACACGGCCACGCCCTACGTTCCGGGCGAGCGCGTCCTGGTGCGCTCGCGGGTGTCGGACGAGTCGGGGCACATGACCTTGATCCAGACCAACGACGAGGCGACGGTAGAGACGATCGTGCCCGGCACCTTCGTTGCCGCCTTCGACGCCCACGTCGGCGGCACCTACAAGGACGGCCGGACCTACGACGAGTTGCCCGCCTGGGAACAGGAGTTCGAGACGTGGGACATGCAGCTTCGCACGCGCGGCGACAATCTGGTGGACATTCGCATCCCGCGCGATCCGGCCGCCTACAAGGCGATCTGCGATCGGGCCGTCTCCGAGGCCAAGCGGAACAAGGCGCGGTGGTTCGGGTACTTCGGCTTCACCGACCAGATCACCAAGGTTCAGTCGGTGTACGCCATGACGATCCATTGCAGCCAGGGCAGCACGTTCGAGAACGTGTTCGTGGACGTCTCCGACTGCGCGCGGAACCCGCGCACGGTGGAAATGCTCCAGCTTCTCTACGTCGGTTGCACCCGCCCCAGCAAGGCGTTGGTGCTGGTTTGAGCCAGGGTGGTGCATGACACTTTTCCGTGCCTGAGCAAAATCGCTGGCACTTTTTTCTAAATCAAATCAGGGCACTGTGCGGCACACACCCTCACCCTTGGTAAGGGAGAGGTCGAGAGTTCAAATCTCTCCGGCAGCACCACTTCAACGCCTCGCAACTCCTTGAGTTTGCGGGGTTTTTTATTGCCTTCGCCGATCTTGGTAATCGGCAGAAAAAG